GCGCGAATGGTAAAAATATTTATATTAAAGTTACAGGGACTTTATCTGGTAATGCTAGTTTAACAATGCCTGCAACTACATCTGGTGGTAATGCTAACAGAGTATTTTTTGTAGAAGATGGAACTACTAGAGGTGGAGCTGCAGATAGTCATACTGTAACTTTATTAACAACAGGTCAGTCGGCATCTACACAAGTGCCTCTTCCAGAAGGTGCAACAGCTTTAGTTTATTCTAGAGGTAGTGTTCCAGCAACATCATTAGGTATGTTACAAAAAGGATTTACAACAGTAACTGCAGCAAGTAAAACTGCATACACAGCCGTTCCAGGTGATCAAATAGGTGTAGATACAGTGGCTAACATTGTAACAATTACTTTACCTGCAGGAGCAGTGGGTGATGAAATAGTTATTATGGACGTATCAGCATCAAATGGTTTTGGAACTAACAAATGTGTTGTAGCACCAAATGGATCAGATAAAATTCAAGGAACAGCTGCTTCAGTAGATCTTACAAATAACAATCAATCAGTCACACTTTTTTACACTGGTTCTAATAAGGGCTGGCAATTTAAAACTGATACAGATTAGGGAGTAACTTATGGCTCTCACTCAAATCAAATTCGCACCAGGAGTTGATAAACAAGATACTAGCGTCGGAGCTATTGGACGTTGGACTGATTCTGATAATGTTAGATGGAGATATGGACTACCAGAAAAAGTTGGTGGTTGGCAATCATTACTTACAGATTCTATTGTAGGTGTAACTAGAAAACAACATGCTTTTGTTGATACTGAAGGTAATAGATATATTGCAATTGGTACAGATAAATTTTTACTCATATTTTTTGAAGGACAATTATTTGATATAACTCCTTTAGCAACTACTATTTCATCAGCTACATTTACTTTTAATGGTTCTACAACAATTACCATTACAACATCAGCTGCACACAATTTAGAAGATGGTGATATTGTTTTATTAGATTCAGTTACATTACCAAGTGGTACAGGATTAAACGCATCAGACTTTGAAGATAAATTATTTCAAGTTATTTCTACTCCTACGGCAAATACTTTTACTATAACTTTTACAAGTTCTGGTTCTGCAGCGTCTGGTGGTAGTGTAGATATAAAACCTTATGAAAGAGTAGGTCCTGCTGCTCAAACTTATGGTTATGGTTTTGGTATTAGTCAATATGGTGGAAGTGTACAAGGAGCACAAACTACAGCTTTGAATGGTGCACTTCTTGCAGATACTGCTGGTACAGGTGGATCGGGGACCGCGGTTACAGTTGTAAGCACAACAGGATTTCCTTCTGCAGGAACAATCGCAATAGCTAACGAATTAATTACATACACATCAACAAATTCAACACAATTTTTAGGTATTACTAGAGGTGCAAAAGGTACAGCAACCACTGGTACATCTAATGGTCAAGCACATTCAACAGCAGCAACAGTTACCAACGCATCAGAGTTTAGTGGATGGGGTGATGCGGTTGATGCAGGAACCATAACTCTTGAACCAGGTCTTTGGTCATTAAGTAATTTTGGTCAAGTATTAGTTGCAACCATTGCAAATGGTAAAACATTTACATGGAATGCAGGAAATGCAGCAAGATTAAGTGTAAGAGCATCTACAACAACAACTGATTTTGTAACGACAGGAAACCCAACAGCTACAAGAACAACTCTTATTTCACCAACAACACGTCACTTAATTCATTTTGGTACAGAAACAACAATAGGATCTACAGCAACACAAGATGATATGTTTATAAGATTTTCTGAACAAGAAGATATTAATGACTATTCTATTTTAGCAACTAACACAGCTGGTTCTCAAAGACTACAAGATGGTACAAAAATTATGGGAGCTTTAGTTGCAAAAGAAAATATTCTAGTATGGACTGACAATGCATTGTACACAATGAAATTTGTTGGTGCACCATTTACATTTGGATTTGAACAAGTAGGTACAAACTGTGGATTGATTGGTAAAAACGCAGCTGTTGAAATAGATGGTGTTGCATATTGGATGGGTAGTAATGGTTTCTTCTCGTTTGATGGTACAGTAAATACACTACCTTGCTCTGTAGAAGATTATGTTTATGATGACGTAGATACTACAAAAGGACAGCAAGTGTGTGCAGGTATTAACAACTTGTTTACAGAAGTTACTTGGTGGTATCCAACATCAGGATCAGATTTTAATAATAGATATGTAGTTTATAATTATGGTACAGTAAATAATCCTTTACCAATGGGTAACTGGTACACAGGTGTTAACACAAATTCTATTAGAACAACTTGGATAGATTCATTGGTATATCCTAAACCATATGCAACAGCGTACAATAGTTCTAACACAGGAACTTTTCCTGCAATTATTGGTGAAACAGGATTAGGTCAAAGTGTATTGTTTGAACACGAAACGGGGACCGATCAAGTTAATCCAGATGGTAGTGTTACAGCTTTAACTTCTTTTGTTCAGTCTTATGATTTTTCTTTACAAACAGATCAAGGTGCAGCTGAATACTTTTTAGCAATGAGAAGATTTTTACCTAACTTTAAAATTTTACAAGGTAATGCAAATATTACAATATCTGTAGCTGACTATCCTGCAGATCCAAACACAACATCTACTTTAAGTCCTTTTACTGTAGACTCAACTACAACTAAAGTTGATACTAGAGCAAGAGGTAGATACGCAGCTTTAAAAATAGAAAATACAGGTGTGTCTGAATCTTGGAGATTTGGTACATTTCAAGCAGACCTACAACCAGATGGAAGAAGATAATGACAAAAATAGTAGTAAGATTACCAGAACCTAAAAAAGAATATAGTGAAGATAACCAAAGACAAATTAATAGATCTTTGGCTTCTATAGTAGAACAATTAAATTCTACATTTTTAAGACAACTAAAAGAAGATCAAGAACGATTTACTTGGTTAGGACTAGGATAATGGCAAATATATATAAGAACGAAAAAACAAGTTTAACAAATACAGATTTAACAACACTATATACAGTGCCTTCTAATTCAAGAGCTATTGTAAAATCATTATTAGTAACAGAAGACAATGCTGGTGCAGCAGTTGTCAAAGTAACATTAGTAGATGCAGCAGCGGCTAGTTTTGTAGTAGATAATAATGTTAGTTTATCTGCTAATGAAAAAGAACAAGTATTAACTGAACCCTTGATTATGAAGGAAAGTGAGATATTAAAGGTACAGGCAACTAGTGGTCAAACAGATGTTATTGCATCAATATTAGAAATTAACAGAGAGGATAAATAATGCCGTTTATAGAAACAGAAGCTTCGGTTAGGTATGAAACAATTAATGGTAAAAGAGTACCAGTAATTACACCTAAATGTGAGGTAACATTAACTAATACAGAAACAGGTCAAGAATATATGTCTGACGCTGAAGCTTTATCAGATGTACAAAATGCTGATACAGCTACTAAAGCAGAACATATAAGAAGAGACGTAAATGTAACTGTAGAAGAGATAAAGATAGGCGCTGGCTTTAACATCAGCGATTGACGATTGACAAAAAAACAAGTAAAATGCACGATACCGGCATATATACAAGACTTGCCTTCTTGCATTTCAACAATATAATATAAGGAACTATGGGATTTTTTTCTGGAATAAGACGTAGAATTAAAAAGCTAATACCTAAAGAGGTAGCACCAATTGTACCATTTGCAGCTGCTTACTTTGGTGGACCAGCTTTAGCTGCAAAATTTTCAGGTTTAAGTCCTGCCATGGCAAAAGCTTTAGTAGCGGGTGGTACAAAATTTGCAGCAGATGATGAAGCAGATATAAAAGATGTAGCAAGAGCAGGTGTATTAGCGGCAGCTCCGGATATAATTGGTGGTCAACTTGGAGAGTTTGCAAATAAATATGGTGCTGTAGGAGATAACCCTGAAAAATTTACTATGTTAACTAGAGCAGCAGATTTTGCAAGAAAAGGTCAACAAGGAATAGAAGGTGCAAGTGCATTAAAAACTGTAGGTGCACAAGCCGCAACAGATTTTGGAATTAAACAAGCAGAGCTAAACGAAAAAGCATTAGAACAATACAATGCAGATTTATTATCTAGAGGTATCAGAGATAAAGCACAAAGAAGAAGTGCAATCTTTAGTATCTTTACAAGTAATGGATACGATGAAGACGAAGTAAATGTTATGCTAGACAAATATGGGTACGCGGACGGTGGTAGAGTTAATTTAAAAGAAGGTGGTGCTACTGAAGAATTACAAGCAAAAATAAAAATGATGAGAGATGCTGGAATGTCTGAAGAAGACATTATAGATTTTATACAAGCTGTGCCAAAGAAAAAAGGTGGAAAAGAAGATGAAGATGAAGAAGAAAAATTTAGTGCTAGTGAATTTAGTGATAACCTTACTTCAGGTATCAGTGGATTAGAAAAAGCATTTGGACAACCATTGGGCGGAAGGAGGCCCGAACCTATGAGAATAATACCAGGATTTGCGAGCGGTGGAGATGTAGACGAAGTTATGGAGTTTGATGAAGAAATTATTACACCAGAATATCTTATGAAAGAAGAAGGTGTACCAATTCAAGAACAAGTATCTAGTCCTAACGCTATGGATGAATTAAATTCATTATCTTTAGATATGTTTGGTAGACCAGTGTTTGAATTATCAGAAGAAGAATTTGAAATGTTAAAAGACTTTGCATCACAGCAAGCTTTAAAACCAGGTTTAATTGATGAATATAGAAACTACAAATATCAAATGGAAGAACAAGGTATAACACCTATGTCACCTAGAGATTATTTTAGAAACGAATTTGGTGCAGCTAGATTAGGTGTTGCTAAAGGTGGACCAGTAGAAATAAATATTAATGCT